GGTGTCGCGTTTCATCAGACTACGGGTGGAGACACCGACCAGGTTATTGCCGTGACAATCGTCTGGGCTGAAAGGTAACGACATGGCGTGGGCGCCTGATTATTGTACGGTTGCTGAGCTGAAAACACATCTTCGGATTGGTGATTCGGTGGACGACACGCCGCTTGCCGTGAACGTCACGGCGTCCTCGCGTGCTGTCGACTTCGCGACGAACCGCCAGTTCGGGCAGACCAGCCCGGCGGCCGCACGATACTACACATATGAGGGCGCCGAACTGGCAGACCACATGTCACAGTATCGCAGCCGCTGCATCATCGAAGTTGACGACATCATGTCCACCACCGGGCTTGTCCTCAAAGTGGACCGGGATGACGACGGGACGTTTGAGGAGACATTGACGATCAACACCGACTTTCGGATGTATCCGTGGAACGCTGAAGCGAACGGCCGGCCATGGACCCACATTGTTCTGAACGCAGGGTTCACGTTTCCCTATCAGCTCCGTGGCGTGGAGGCTACCGCCCTGTGGGGCTGGTCGGCCGTCCCATCGATCGTCAAGCAGGCGACGCTGATCCAGGCGGCAAGGTTCTTCCAGCGGCGCAACGCCCCGTTCGGTGTGGCCGGTTCGCCGGACGCCGGTTCGGAGATGCGCCTGCTGGACAGGCTTGACCCGGACGTGGCGCTGATGGTCCGGTCTGTGTGGCGACCCTGGGTGGCACGATGAATGTAAACACGGAAATGGACGCTCTTGGTACTGCGCTCGGAACCATCACGAACCTTCGCGTGTTCGACTTTGTGCCGAAGAATGCGGAGCCGCCGTTCGCATTCGTGGACTATCCGGAGCAGGTTACCTACGACTCCACGATGGCGCGAGGCAAGGATGAGGCCACATTCCCGGTTTTCGTAGCGGTAGCCGACATTTCCGACAGGGCTGGTCGGGACCAGCTCGGCGAATATTTGAATGGTTCAGGCAGTAAGAGTATCAAGGCGGCGTTGGACAGCGGCGGTTTGCGTCGTGTGAGCAGGGCTGAAGTGTTGACTTTAACCATGGGTGGCCAAGAGTTTATTGCTGCCCGTTTCGATGTGGAAGTCATTTCGTAAGATGAGAAAGGCAAGTTAAGTGGCTACTGCCCATGGAAAAGATTCATACTTCGCGGTCGAGGATTCCGCGGCGTCGACGCTGCGGAACATCTCCCCTCATGTTAAGAATGTTGAATTCAATGTGGGTAACGATACTCATGATACGACCACCAAGGGTGATGAGGGTCATGAGTTTCTTCCTGGGTTGACGAACGGTACGATCAGTGTGACCGGGCTGTGGGATGACACGGCGTCTACCGGTTCTCAGACGGTGCTGTCGGGTCTAATCGGAATCGAAACCACGGTTGGTTTCGAATATGGTCCCGAGGGCAGCACGACCGGTATGGTCAAATATTCTGGTGAGTGTGTCCTGTCCACATACCAGGAATCTTCCCCGGTTGACGACATGGTGGCGTTCTCCGCGGAGTTCAATATTTCCGGTTCTGTGACGATCGGGACGTTTGCCTGATGGCGCTTCCTGTTGCGCCCTTACCACGGGACGTTGTGCGGGTCGCCGATGAGGACGTGCCTGTCCGCGGCCTGTCCCGAGCCGAAGCTATCGAGGTTATGAACCGCTCCGGAGATCTCGACAAGGTGGAGAACTGGCTGGTCGCATGCGGCTGTGACGTGACCGAAGCTGAGGCGCACGAGTGGCGTAATAGTGTGTCGGCGGACGTCGCGGGCCCGGTGGTTGACAGGATCGTGGAACTGTCTGGCTTGTCAGAGGGTGCCAGGAAAAGCGGCTAGACGCAGGTTCATGCATCGTGACGGAACCTTTGAATATGTGTTGGCACGCGACTTGTGTATGACGGTGGCTGATGTGCGGGCGATGTCTTCGGCGGAGTTTATGGACTGGCAGGATTTTTATGTGGCCGAAGCTACGTGGAGGAGCGTGGGTAGATGAGTGCTGCCACTATCCACGTTAAGGGCCTCAAAGAGTTGCAGCGTGCGCTGAAGAAGGTTGACAAGAATCTGCCGCGGGAACTTCGGAAGGCTCTGAACGCTGCGGCGGACATTGTGGTTGACGCTGCGAAACCTAAGGTTGCGCGGCGTACGGGTGCGGCGGCCGATTCGATCAAGGCTGGTTCCACACAGCGGGCCGGGCAGATCAAGGTGGGCGGCACAAAGGCGCCCTACTATCCGTGGCTTGACTTCGGCGGTTCGGTCGGTAGAGGCAAGTCGGTTTCACGTCCCTATCTGAAAGAGGGGCGTTACATTTACCCGACGTTGCGTGAGAAGCGCGATGAGGTTGATGCGAAGGTAGATGAGGGTTTGAAGAGGTTGGCTAAACAAGCGGGGTTTGAGACCCACGGTAGCGCCGACTAATGGCCCGTCAGCTTGTTGTCGAGATTATCGGCGACAGTAAGCGTTTTACCAAGTCGCTGCACGACGCTACGGGTTCTACGGCCGGGTTCGGCGGGAAGATAGGCGGCGTCATTTCGTCGCTTGGCCCGTACGCTGCCGGCATCGGCGCTGTGGCCGGCGGTCTGGCGGTTCTGACCCAGTCTGCTTTGGAGGATCAGGCCGAGCAGGCGAAGCTTGCGCAGGTTCTCAAGAATGTGACTGGCGCAAACAAGGATCAGGTTGCCGGCGTCGAGAAGCAGCTTGAGGCGATGATGAAAGTCAGTACGTTTACTGACTCTGAGTTGCGGCCTGCCATGTCTCGTCTGGTTACCAGCACGAAGGATGCCGACGAAGCTTCGAAGCTGCTTACTACCGCCATGGATATTGCCGCCGCCACAGGCAAGCCTTTGCAGACCGTCACGGACGCGCTTGCCAAGGCGCACGATGGCAACTCTGGTGCGCTTGCTCGTCTGGGTATTCAGACAAAAGATGCCGAGGGTAAAACCCTAAGCTTCGAACAGATTATGAAGAATGCGACCCAGACGTTCGGCGGGTCTGCACAATCTGCCGCTGACACCACCGCCGGCAAGATGAAGAACCTTAAGCGTGACCTGGGGGAACTGGGGGAGAAGATTGGTTCGGCGCTTATCCCCGTGGTTGCGAGTCTCACCGACTGGTTTCTCAACAAGGCTGTCCCGGCGATTATCGAACTGTGGAACAATTCGAAGAATCTCCGCCAGCAGATTGAAGATGGATTCGGCCGCATTAGTGCGGCGGTGAAGATCGCGTGGGTTGTGATTGAACCTATCCTAAAGGCTTGGCTTGAGCTGCAGAAGGCGATCCTCGGTGGCGTCGGCAAGGTTTTTGATGTCGGCAGGAGCATCGGCGGTATAGTCGGCAATATCGCCGGTAGGATTCCGGGGTTCGCTGCTGGCGGTTCGATTTCTGGTCCGGCGATTGTGGGGGAGCGTGGTCCTGAGCTGTTTATGCCGTCTGGGTCTGGTCGGATCGTGCCGAACAACCAGCTTGGCGGTTCGAATGTGACCGTGATCGTTCAGGGTTCTGTGACTTCTGAGCGGAATCTTGTGGACGCTATCCATTCTGGTCTGTTGCTGAAGCAGGGTCGTGGCCCGGCGCTCGGCCTAACCTAAGAGGACGGTTGTGGCAGATAACATTCTGATCAACGAAGGTACCGGTAAGACGGTTGCCACCGACGAACGCAACAGCGCACATGAGCAACTCGTTGTCGCCGGACATCACCTGCTCCGGTCGCAGCAGACCCCTACCATCAACACGTCAGCCTACGCTACCGGCGATGAGCTTGGGACGCTTATGACACTGACGGGAGCCGCCCGCTACACGGGCGGCGGCGGATACGTGCGGTCAATCACCGTGTTAGACAAAACCCAGGCGCAACGGGCCGCTATGGACATCCTGTTTTTCAACGCGTCGATTACGGTCGCCGGCAACAATAACCCGTTCGCCCCGTCCGACACGGACATGCTGAACTTCCTTGGCCTTGTCGCGGTGGCAACCGGTGATTACAACACGGCGTGGGCCGGTACTCCTACGAACAGTGCGGCCACGAAACTGGTTGTGGACATGCCCTACGTGGTGTCTGCTACCAGCCTGTTCGCTTTAGCAGTCGTTCGCGGTACCCCCACATACACTTCTGCGTCCGACATTGTTATCAGTTTCACCCTGGAACAAAGCTAAGTGTCGCTGCTCCTTCTCTTTAATGATCAGGTTGTAGCCAACCCGTCATCGTTCGACACTGCCCTGACCGTGCAGATTGATTTCGAAGTGGGCGTTGCAACAGACGTCACCGTGTACTGCCGCTCATACGAATTCAACCGGGGGAAACAGCGGGAGCTTGAGCAGTTCCAGACGGGCACCGGTTCGATGACGTTGGCGAACGGCGACAGGCGGTTTGACCCACGGTATGCGGCCGGACCGTATTTCGGCAACCTGCAGCCCGGTCGGCGAATCCGCATTCTG